AATTTGTGATGAAATCCTCAGCTGGCGTGTATTGATATACAATGTGTTTTAGTGCAAACACTTGCTGGGAATCCTTTTTCTGTTCGCCATGAAGTGGGAACGGGGAGAATCCAATACTAGGTTGTCCATTTTGTGCGCGGACAACAGTTATTCCTACTGGATTTGAAATGACTAAATGTGTTTCATTCTGGGTATCAAATTCACCAAGAATATCTTCACCTGTTACTAATTTAAATGCAATAACTTTCATAATTTCTCCATAGTTAATGTACTAATTATACACTCACCATGGAGAAAGTCAAGCTATCAAATTAAACAGCAGTATTAGCAGTTACTGGTTGAGCCCAAGGGTTTACCGCTTCGGGTTGAACAGGTGCTGGTGTTTCCACTACAGGTTCAACCACTGGTGTTGCTGGAATTGGTTCAGGTGCAACTTCAGGTGTAACTGGTACACTTGGTGTTTCCGCAACAGGAACTTCAACTGGAGTTGGTTCCACGACAGTTTCCGGTGTAACTGGTGTTTCCACTACAGGTTCAGGTGTTGGTTCTACTGGTGGTGTGATAGTTGTTGTCAATTCTGGATGAATATAGTGAAAAATAACTCCACCAATATCATCAAAAATCTTAACTGCGCCGCAAACATCTAGAATTAATGTTTGAATAAATTCGCGGGCTTCTGGATGTGTAGGAAATAGTTTTTCCGATACGGTGCCATCCATCATTTCTTGTCTTACTGTGTATCCCATAATAATTTCTCCATGTTAAAGAAACTATTTAGTATACTTGGTTGCGTGGTCTCGGAATCGAACCGGTCTTGAGGATTATGAGCCCTCTGTGCACCATCACACTCACCCGCAATAAGTGGAGCGTTGTACTGATTCTCACAGCTAACTAGAAGGGGTACTCCTAATCGTACTCATTACACACCGCATAAAACTGGAGCGAGATATCAGAATCGAACTGATGAATCCTACTTGGAAGGAAGGCATTTTACCATTAAACTAATCTCGCATAGTTAAGTGCTGGTGGAATCGAACCACAAATCAGCCCATACTTCCTGGCCTGCCTGATACGTATCCGGAACTTGTATCAAGGCTATCGGTGTTCCAGTGTAGCTGCTTCAACACTTAACTATATGGTGCCCCATGACAGAATCGAACTGCCACCAACGGATTACAAAACCGTCATAATGCCATTATACTAATGGGGCGTAACTGTATATATCCAATATTTTGGTACGGGTAGATGGATTCGAACCTTCAACCAACGGATTTTAAGTCCGTTCGCACTGCCAATTAGCGTATACCCGCATACATTAAAAAGTTCGTTAACTACGATCACTCCAACGTCCATGTACATAGTTGGTCGGATCGGTACATTAAGTCAACGAACTTTTTAATGAGGACTCTTTCGAATCCTCAACGGCATTTTACAATACCTTGTAACGTTCAACCATGATGGTCTTTAACATTACACTTTCTGGAGTGAAAGTTTCCAAGTCTCCAGCAAGCAATGGCTTTACCACAGCAGGTGAGAAACCTGAAACCAAAGCGGTTCCAGTCTTGTCGAACTTCACAGGCGCATTGCCATATGAAGCATTCAGGTTCCAGAATACAACCTTTGGAAGATTGTAACCAGCATCCTTGTACTTACGCGCAATCATTTGCATTGCAGAATCATCATGCGTAACACATTGGTCAAATTGCATATCTGACAAAATCAACACCATTTCTGGCATTTCCTTTTGCGGAACAGAACCCTTGATTGCTACATCAAGAATCTTTGCAAAAGCCTTGTTCAGGTTTGTGTTCATTGCCCAGCTGGACTTAACCATTTGGTCAATCTTTTGATTGATGTTACCCTTTAGGTGCAACAATTCTGGAGAGCCAGAGAAGGTCAGGAACGTGTCCTTGAACTTACCCTTATTCTTGTCTGCCAAGTACAGTCCCAGAGAAACTGCAACGTCCAAACAAGACAAACCACTCTTAGAACCATGGCCACCAGCAGGTGTAGACATAGAACCTGAAACGTCTACCAAAGGCAGAATGTTCGCATCACCAACATAGTTAGGCAAAGCTTCCCATTGCTTTTGTACCAAATCCAATTCGGTGGAATTGAACTTTACGATACGTCCAATACGACCCCTCAACACATCATATGGGTACACAGCACCCGCATTAACCTTAACTTCTGGGTTATCACCCTTAACCAAAGATGCAACGTATGCTGCATATTGTGGAGTGTTACGGTTAAAAGCCTTCTTATAACGAGCAGCCGCTACAGAAGGAACATGGGAGAAGTTAATACCATCCCAGTTCTTTGCACACATATTTTGTTCAACAACCTTGGTCATTTCAACCAAGGACTTACGATAGAACTTTGGAGACATGCCAAAGAATTGACGGATTTCAGCAGCAACCTTGCCTTGGCGAGGAGTCCACTTAGCAGCCAGACCATTCTTTTCACGCAATGCATCACCCAAAAGAGTATATGCGGCAGACTTCATGATATCGGTGTTGAAAATGAACAAGTCATCCCAACGACCCAATTCAGGTACCTTGTACAAAAGTGCACGAGCTGCTTCTACGTCATTCTTTTCCAGATATACCAAGATATCACGGAACAATTGACGTTCACCAGCACCACCACGTACATCACGCAACCATGCAGCAACACGCAAAGCCAATTCACGGTCTTCCGCCATTGCAGCTACGAATGCAGGCACAATATTCTTACCACGGGAAGCACCGGCATTGTAGAACAAATCTACAACTGCATTTGCAGTGGACTTACGAGCCTTCATACCGTTAGTGGTACGGGCATCTTGATTAACTACAGCGTTTACAAAAGTATTCATAATATTTCTCTCTTTTTCAAATTAACAGGTTAAACTTTTTACTTACGGCCGTGCTACCATTACACTATAAACCGGAATCGAACCGGACTTGCTGTTTGGATTGTAATAAATTTATGTTTGCGGAACTTAACCTAATATACAACAGAATCGTTTTTTACGTTTTCAATTAAAAGTTGAATGTATAATTTTTGCTGAACCGATTCTAAATCTCTAAAAACAACGGGATGGTCGGCCTCGGTAATTTATGTTTTCTAACACAGTTCCTCTCAGGTAACTACCCTGGCCAACTGTAAATATCCAGATTCTTCTAGAAATATCTAAGATCCACTTAGAATTGTTATGTGTGACATACACTAGTCAGGTGAATTCGGCACAATCCCTAATAGGGAGACTGACAACCTAGTTACTTTTTAAAATGACACCTTACGATGTTTCCTCCAATATAAGTAACATTACCGTAGTACATTTGATTAATGTGCTGCTGTACTCATCCCAAAAACCTTACAAAAATAACAGGATAGTTTTCTTCTTTTATATTCAAGTGGAAATTCGAAAACCACTTTGTTGACGCGAGGTCAACTTCACTTTGATGCTGGGTTATTAACCCCAGCGGTAAAGGTTGCAGAACCTATCCTAAAACTCTAAAATTCTTTACTGACTACATGATAACCTCAAAAGTTCATTTGTGAATCAATTAAGACTCTACTATATCAAATTAAGTGTAGTCTGGCAAGCGGTGTTGTTAAAAAACAACTGGTACCTCCAATCAGAATCGAACTGATATTTATCCTTTAGGAGAGGATTGTCCTATCCGTTGGACGATGGAGATGGATTTTCAACATTCCGTAGCCGGGATTCTGTTCTATGCTAACATTAATCTTTGCCACAACCCGAACCTATAATGCAAGTGTTACCAGGTTCTGTTTGTGTTGCTTGTTATATCTTGGTGGTTTAACGAGTAGTTATTTGGTGGAGCATTTGGGATTTGAACCCATCTCAGGAACCTTTTGTCACCCTTGCGGGTCTAGCTTGATGATAAATCTCTGCTTGGCTTCTAACAACTTTCAGGATAGATTTGAGCCGACCGACACCATGCCCCATCAAATAACTACTCTCCCACACGCACTTGCCACAAGTCCCGAACTTCCTGACTTGCGGCCGTTAGCTCGAACGTTGAAAAATTGGTGGAGTGGACGGGAATCGAACCCGCTATACTCTCCATTACACCCCAATAATTTTAACGAATTCCGTGACGTTTGAGGTACTTTAAAAGTCCTGCACATCTTTTAGCATCACGGAATACATGCCAAGAAACTTTGCCAGCTTTCTTGGATTCTTCTTTTCTGTAGTATGCTTTCACCATAATTCCTAAAATGGTGCCCTACCTCGGATTCGAACCGAGACTTTATGGTTTCTAAGACCATCCTCTCTGCCAATTGGAGTAGCGGGGCATTATATTTTACCTGATTCTCTTTTGAAATTTATTATTTCTTTTTTTGCTTCAATAATTAGAAA